TGACCACTTCTTTGCTATCTCCGGTTTCATTTTCCACAGAAACCTCCTCTGTTTTTCGCTCTTGAACGGCATCTTTTGGTTTATTTAGTTCGTCTAAATTAATTTTAGGTACGTCTTCTGTTTCTTGTCCCGCTGCTTCTGGTGCAATATCACCTTTTTCTACAGCTTTATCAAGTACAGCTTGTTCTTGTTCTTGTGCTGATTTAGTTTCTTCACTATCAACAGCACCTTTAATTTTCCATTCACTCATAATTTAATAATATATAATAGTTAATAATTTTTATCGTGGTTCAAACCCACTTAAATCAATACCACCAAGCACATCATTACCACTAGATTCAAAACCTTTTTTAGGTTCTGGATTAGATGGCGGCTTTTGTAAATCAATTTCTTTTTTAGAGTCTAATTCCATTCTCTTTAATTTCATATTTAAATCAAACTCATATTGCATAAGCTCTCGTTTTGTTATTGCTTCGTGCTCTAACTTCTTTATGTCGAAATTTGTTTGAGCTTCAGCTAATTGAACTTTTGCTTGAGCTTTTATTTGTTCCGCCTGTGCTTTTGCTAGTTCAGCAGCTTGAGCGGCTTTTCCATTAGCCTCTGATTGAGCTGCAATATTTCGCTCCGCTCTTTCTTGATCTTTTTGTATTTTTTTAGTTCTTCTATATTTTAAAAGCTCGTTTGCTAATTTTATATTTTTTATACGTCTAATATCAATTACATCTTCTAATTGTATTTGATCTTTAGCTAATGCCATTTGAATATTTTGTTCAACTAACTGTTTTTCGTCTTCATCAGGATCTAGTTCTAAAAATATACCAAAATCATGCAAATATAAATTGTTTACTTCCTCTAAAGCTCCCACACTAAACCTGCCTATTGCTCCTATAAAAGCTTCTTTTTGCGGGTGGAATTCAAGAACATCTTTTATTCTTATTGAAATAGCTTCAGCTAACTCAGCTGTTATATATAAAGAGCTATGCAGTATATGCCTTGTTGCTGTATTAGAGTTTGCTGCCGCTAACTTTTGGACTCCAACTAACGCATAGGTATCTGGGTCGCTTCCGTCACGAGCCTCGTTAAGACCTGTAACATCACGCATCATTTGTAAGTAATAATTATACGTTTGTATAAGTAATTGTGTTTGTTGACCTCCACCGCCTGGAAGCTCCTGTATTGGCACTTTACCGGGGTTCATTTCGCCATCAACGGTCATAGATCTTCCTATAACAGAACCTGTTTGAAAGTACATATTAAGCGCTTCTTGTGGGTTATAATTAGTACCGTTGCCTAAATCAATTTCAGCTAAACCATCAGCGTCTAAATAAACGCCAGAAGGCGTCATTCTTTGAATTGTTTGTTGTAATTTTAAATGTGTTAATTGTATAAGATCCGCATAAGTAACCATACGGCTAACTAAGCTTTCAATTTTACCTTTGTACATTCTCGGGGCACTAACAACGTAATTCATCATAACATTATTAGTATTAGAGTCAGGCCTAACCATGTTAGCGGCTTTTTCCCATTTTAGCAACTTATCTGTTCCTAAAACCATAACACCCTCATATATTGTTTCTCTAGCTTGAGCTACTTTTTCAAACCTTGCTCTTTGATCTTTTGGAGGATCAAATGTATCATCTTTTTTAATAGCTTTTTTAGCCCCAGTAGATGTTTCTTTTATTTTATAAACACTTTTTTCCCAAGTCTTCCAATTAAAATATAATACAGTTAATGTATTAGAATCTGAACTATCAGCACTATCATTAGTAGTATAATCATAATTATTATAATTACTTGATTTTTTTACTGCATCTTCAAATTCTTCTTCAGATAAGCCAGGAAATTGTTTTTTAAGCTCGTTTGCTTTTATTTGTTTAATTTCGCCAAAATAATATACATCTTGAAAATTAGGATCCTCTGTATATGAATAAACTAAATTAGCTGGGTCAACATAATCTAATTTTATACCATCTGTATTATTAAAACTATGCTTAGCGCATGCAATACCTAAAACAGCTTGATCGTAATCTAACCTTTTTTTAAGTTCTGGATAATTATTTCTTTTAAAAACATTATCCATAGCTTGTTCGTGAGCTATCTCTATAGATGGTTTATAGCCTATTTGCATATGCAACTCAAGCTCTTCTTTTGATTCAGGAGTATTAGGATCAGATATGTTTTTAGTGTCAATGCCTAATTTTTCGTCTATATCTTCAATAAACTCTTTAGCTATTATATCTTCCTCAACCATTTCCACAAAATCTGTTCTTTCTTTTATGGAAGTAGGATCTTGAGCAAAAGCTTTAATTGTAAATAGCCTGTCTTGCATACCGTTTACAACTATATCTACAAACTTAGGTATAATTGGAACTGGTTTCCAGTCTAAATTAAGGTATGATAAATCTCCGTTAATTGAAAACTCATCTTTATATTTTTGAGTTGATTGCTCACCTCTTGCATATAATCTTAACTTGTGAAAATCACGTTGATTCTGAGTGAACCTACCCGATCCAGAGTTTTTTCTAAACCATTCGTTTTGTATACCTCGTGCCACTTCCATTCCGTATTTTTTGCTTTTTTTAGTAGCATCATTAACCGATTGGCTGGGAAATTGGGTAACTTGTCCTGTAGCTTCTGCCATTTTCTATTGTATTATTTTACTATTTGATCCTGCGTTGTTATATTTTGAAAACCCAAAATCTATTTTTTTAATCTCGCGTGTACTTTTAGACGCATATAAATGCCTTTGACATGCCATAATAGCTAGTCCCGAGCTTATAGATGCATCAAACTTAGTTCTTTTATTAATATCAAACTTTGACCAGTCTTCAAGCGTTCTTTGAAAGTACATCCTACCACAAACGCCATCTTCTTTAATGCCGACGTGGTTTTCAATATAACTTTCAATTGCAGCTGCGTGAGCTTGTCTTATATCTTCTGAAGAGTTAGGTATACCACCTAATTCTTTTTCTGTTACAGAAAGCTTATTTCTAGACTTATCAGGTCTATTCATTGAATAACCTCTATAGCCTCTTCTTTTAATATGATATAATAATCTAGGTTTATTGTTTTCCGCTAGTATTGGCATTCCATAAAATATCATTGCCATAAGAACATCTTCAAAAAATATTTCAGCAGTTTGTGGTCTAGCTACATATTCTAAAAAGAATTGACTAGATGGTACTTCAGATAACATACTAAATGATGTTAGCCCGTGTAACGCACCATTAGAACCACTACCGTCGGTTGTTCCAGATATATCATAACTATCACAACCAAAAGCTCCTAAGTCTTGATTACCTGGGTATTTAATCCCGTTTTTAACAATTACATTGTTTTGCATACTAACTGGAGGTATCCAAGATAATTTAAATCTTCCAGTTTTATTTGGGTGAAACTCTACTTGAGAATCTTTCACACCGTTTCTCCAACTAAATGACCCACGGGTTACATAACCCTGCATAACCATTTCTTCGTTGAAATCTATTTGTTCATATATTTTATTTAGATTGAATAAAGACTTTTCTATTTCATCTCTAAAGGCGTGTTTCTCATATCTAGGAAACTGTCTGTAGAACTCATTAAGCCCATCATTGTTTCCTTTAAGCCCATCTGCTTCATTCTCCCAATGCTCGATAACTCCGTAACTGATAAGCTCGCCATCGACTCCTTCGACTGGAGTTTCTGGAGTATCAAACACAGGGTATCCATATTTGTCAATGAATCCTTCGTAGTTCCATTCCATAGGTATGAACAAAGCGTATAATCCACTAGCAGTCTGCCCATTGCGATTTCGCTTCGTAACGTTTGAGTCATAGTATAATTTTTTAAAATTCTCACCACCTTTATCTAAAGCATTTGATGTAGAACCCATCATACATTTACCAACTACTTTTGCTCCAAGCCTGAGGCACGTTTTTGTGACCCTCCAGTTGTTGAGTATGTTGTCCGGCTTCTCCCATTTTCCCGATTCGTCGTGAACAAGTAATCTGAGTTTCTCCCCATCGTACGAGTTGTCCCCTGTATTTTTCCAATCGATCGTTGTGTCCAATCCTTTTTGGGTTTCGGTCGAGGCTTCGTTAATGGTACTCCTGGTGAGCCTCCTCGACGGTGTTTTGTACGATAGCTCAGTTTTGGGTCTTTCCATTCCATCCTGTATCGGCTTAAAGAAAAACGGATAATTTGCTGATATTGGTACAACTTTATCTGTGAACATCTTCTTTGCATCTGATCCAGATTTAGATAAAATTCCGAATCTGGAATCCCTTGATACTGTAGCTTGATTAACAACCTCTGAGCTTCCCATGAAGGAAAAACCAGACCGTCTATTCTTGAGGTAGCACATTCCATAACTTCTTGAATCAGCTTTGCACGCTTCCCAGAAATAGTAGAATATCTTGTTTGCCTGCCTAAAGTCCGGTGATCCCACATCAATTTTTGTCCAATTGAGGTAGACATAGTGTGAGCCCGTAATGTAACACGGGGTTTCGTTGCACATGAACCAATAACCATCAGACCTGCGACTAAACTCATTATCGATATAATCGTAGTACTGTTCTTTAAAATCGTCTGGAAGTATTTTAAAATCATATATTGTTTTAATTTTATTTAGCGAAGAAGGCTTTGGTGTTTTTATAAACACTTGTTCTTCTTTATTTAATTCTTGACCAGCAATTTTATCTGGTGCTTGGGGTAATGCAATTCGTAATCCTTGAACTTCATATATTTCACCTATAACACCGGTTTTACTTATAACAACACAATCAATATCTTCGTTATAACCATATTTAAAAGCTTTAGCTTTATTAGTTTTTTTAACGTGCTTAAGATCTAAATGATCTGTAGTTGTTGTGTATAGCATTTGCTTATACATTAGTGCGGCCCTCCACACCAAAGAATTCTCTTTTTTCTTTTTCTCCTTCTTCTTTTATATTAGACAACTCTTCAACTCTATCTAACATTGTGATAGCGTCTTCCATTGCTAATCTATATGCTGAAGCAGATATTTTAACTTTTTCAGGATCTAATTCATCTGGATCCATTTTCTTATTCATAACTTTTATTAATTCGTTTATTGAATTTTCTGTAGCTTTAAGAATAAGTTCTCGTTTCTTTTTTATGTCCATAGTTGATAGTTATGTCTGTTGATAAAATTCTATATAATTTTTTATCATCTATGTTAAATTCATACTCAGAATCTGGAGTAAACCCTACTATATCGCCATAGGACAACCCTAAGGACTCCAAATAGTCATTTGTATATGTAAGCTTTCCTAAGAGTTTTTGTTCACTCTCGGTACTCCATATGTCTTCGTTTTCTAAAGGTTCTACAAAACAGTACATATTTGGGCAGTGCCACTTACCATTTTGCTTGTAAGCAAACAGTTGATCTGGTGCAACTATATATTTATCTTCATCTATATAGCTACCCGAGTTTCTTTCAACTCCTCTTACGTCAAACCATCTTCTAAACACATTATGATGTATAATAACATCATCTCCTGGTTTTATAGGAGTAGTTATATTAATTGGAACATTAACTACAGTTCCGATTCTGTTAACAAACATGTAATCACGTTCAGTAACTTCTGTGTTTAATATAAGTTCTTTGTTATCGATAGACACTTTATTATCGTATCGATTGGTTGTTGATATAATATAATTGTATAGTGATTTCATTTAGTAGTCTAAGTTATATTCTATTGATACAGCCATATTAGCATTAAAATGTTTCCAAGGCAACTGTGCTCCATCTTTTTGAATATATATCTTGTAATTTCCTTTTTCTTCTAGTATGTCACATATTTTGTGACCTCCGTAGACTTCTTGACCCACAGAGTAATGCATTGCCTCGTTTTTGTAATCTTGGCCAATGCTTATCTTTCTAATTAATTTCATTGAATTTATTTTAGTATGTCCAAATAGTTGTGCTTGGTGCTCCAGGGTAACCTATACCTACGTGTACAAAATTACTTTTTCTTGATATACCTATTCTTTTAAAACCACATTTTATTGCAGCGGCAACTAATAAGTATGTAGCTTCGCCTCCAACACATTTAATATCTACAGCCGCTCCGTGAGTATGTTCTCCAGGTTTATCTTTCTTAGCTTCAATTGGATGATCTGGTGACCTATAAGATGAATTTATAATTATAGGAAACCCATACTCTTTTCTAAGAGCATCTAGCATACCTAAAAGTTTAGTATCCATTTTATCTATGTTTCCTTTAAAATCTTCCTCGTCTGTAAAATATTTTAATTTCATATTATTTAAATTTTTTATATATATTGATTGAAGTATAAACTATTGTAAGCACCAACACAAGCGTTTGCAGCGTAGGATTAATATTGTGTGCCATGTCTGAACTAGCAAATAATGCCGTTATATTTAAACCGTATATTTTCAAATCTGTATTTATCATTTATGTTTATTATTTCCGAACACCTTCTCGACTCCTCGTGATCCGAAATAGCCCCCGATAACTATTGTTAATAGTCCCGTTATATCATCTAATGGATAACCCATATACCAACCAGCAACATATGCTATTACTAAAAATATCAATGTTAATGGTCGCACATTAGCTGCAAGCCAGTTTCCTGAACGAGCATCTGCTACCCACCTTCTTGTTGTACCGTCAATTTCAGCTCTTTCAATATCTAATTTTTTAAGAGCAATTTCTTTATCTTCTGGTGACATATCGCTGCCACCGATTATAGCTTGTATTACAGAACCCACAGGTGTATCACCCGCAATGGCTCCAACAACGCTGGGAATCTTTTGTAATAAGAATTTCCCAACGTTGGTGTCCTTGAATTTTTTCTTTGCCATTATTCTCCTTCGTTATATAAAGCAGTTATTTCTGTTTGAGTTAGTGCTGTATCATAAGCTCTTACTTTGCTTACTTTAATTGGTGCATATGCACTTACATTCCTCCCTATTTCAAAATTCAAATTTCCTGTATATTGTAAAGAACCACTTTGAGCTGAAGAAAATTCCTCTACTCCATTTGCAAAAAACTTCATATTTGAACCATCGTAAGTATAAACTAAATGAACCCATTGATTGACTTGAATACTTACTCCAGTGTCTAAGCTAGTCCAAGTACCTGACTTATTTAAAGCTATACCCCAATTATCAGTATTGTGATGGTTATAAATAGCAAACCCTCCAAATGGATTACTAGGCCCCATAGCACCAACTACGTTCCAGTATTCATTCTCAGTATTACTATTAGCGTTAACCCAAGCTGCAATAGTAAAATTACTTTCAGCAGGAATTATATTTGATGCACTTCCACAATTTACATAATCATTAGAACTATCAAATTCAAAATAACCTGAAGCGTTCCAAGTAGCGCCACTTACGTCCCCGTTAAATCCATTAGGATAGCTAGACTTAGTAAAGTTGAAGTTTTGACGTATTTGTTCTTGTGTTAGTGCTAAGCTATAAAATCTAAATTGACCGATTGCTCCGTGTAAATCAGTTACACCTCCACCAGCATACTGTCCTAATTGTATGCCATACGAAAGACCATTTTGACCGTTCCCGCTTGCGGTATAACTTCCTATAAGGTTTCCGTCTACATAAAAAGTATAAGTAGCCGCACTAGCAGAAGAAAGTGTTAGTGCTAAATGATACCATTTTCCTCTCCCAAATCCAGATGCACCAGTTTTAATATTGTTTTGGTCTATTATTTCATTACCTGACGTATTAAAATCTCTAGGAAACCACCCGTAAGATGAGTGCCAATAAATTCTTAATCCTTTTGCATTACTTGAGGGACCCCTGAAAAAGAACGTCTCTTCGCTAGTCCCATTAGGGTCTAAATAAACCCAGCCTTCGTAAGTCGCTCCATAAGTGTGGTCAAAATCTGCGTGGTCTGCAATGCTTAATCCTTCGTTAGAGTTTTCTTTTACTGTAAGAAACCCCCCCAATTCTTTATCGAAGTCAGCTTCTTGCACTCCTGAAAGAGTTGTTACCGTATGATTGTTAGAGGATAAATCATTAACGGTAGTACCGCTGCCACTATAGCAGGAAGTGTCTCCTAAATCTAAATGTAGTTTTAAGTGTGGTTGTTCGTTATTTGTATTCTTAGCGAATGCTAGATATATGTGAGTTTGACCATTATTATTTATAGCTCCAGCATTAGGAACAGTAAATCCATCTCTATGAAATTGAACAGAAGCATCAGAACCTTCTATTGAAGAACTGTCAGCCATAAGATAAGCAGACGCTCCTCTTTGATTATCAAATATAAACCACCTTGAGTTAGATGCATTATTATCAGCATTTTTCCACATTACAAAAGCAGGCTCAAAACCAGTATATATTTTATTTCCTGAAGTACCTGTACCGACAAAACTACCTACCTTAGACACACCTGCTTTAGAAGCGAAACAGTAGGATAACATATTATCGCTTGATGAACCTCCGTTAGCAGTACCACCAAATTGTTGGTCAAAAACATAACTAATATAACTCGTGGTTGAATTTAATGCTAAGTATTCACTAGAACCTTCCAGCGTAAACGTGCTAGCACTTATAGTAATTCCATTATCTGTAAAAACAGGCCAAGACGATGTTTTGCTTGTGTTTTTAGTTATTATTAATTCAGGTGGTGTATCTAATCCGTGCCCAACAGTTGTACTACTAGAGTTTCCTCCGCTATATTTAACAATACTAAATCCTAAATCATTATTAGCCCTTACGGTTGAGTCTATTGTGCCATAAGTATTAGTCACCTCACTACCACCTGCATTAAAACACCAAGCAACGTAATCCTTTGTTGATTGATTGTAGTTAGCTGCGTTTGTACCATTTTGTAAGGTAAATCCATTAGAGTCAAAAGAATCAACGCCATCATTATCACTTGTGCCATCATATTCCTGACTGCTGCTGCTTGAAAATAATATTTTATTTTCCCCTCTAACTGAGTCAGTCAAGTAGTGGTGAAGTGAATCATCTCTATTTTTTATCCATACTAAATCTGGTTGAAACCCTACACCTGTTATTGAGTTTGTTAAGCCATTACCTGTATAAAGAGCAGTATTAAAATGGTCTTCTGGGTCTATTGAAGGCTTAAATCCTACCGTGTCAGATAACTCAGTTTCATTAGTGTCTTTAGCTACCGCGTAGTAGATGTATTTGTGTCCGCTAGCGTGGTTTAAAGACGTGCTTGCTGTTAAGTGCTTAAACCCAGTGTTTGTGAATTTGAAATAGCCAGTATAGTCTACCTCTGCAGAACTCGAGTCAGCGAACAAAGCCTCATTCGCAATATTAGAGTTTGTTCTTTTATTGTCAAAAATATGCCAAGAAGCATTAGTAGTGGCATTCTTTATCATAACAAAAGCAGGCTCAAAACCAACGTTCACATCAAGCGCAGATCCTGTTCCTCTATAACTACTTACTTTACTTACACCTCTTTTAGAAGCAAAGCAGTAAGCTATAAAGTCACTTCCGGCATCATTTGCAGTATTAGCTTGGCCGCTGAATATTTCAAATACGTTACCAGTTGGCGGAACATTGTTAAAATAATTTCTAGAAACCGCACCTTCCGCTTCCTGAAGCTTCATAGTATTAGTCCAATCTATAAAATCAGCACCTACAACCCAACTTCTTCCTTCATCTATATTTTTATAAATTATTAACTCTGGGGGGATACCTAATCCGTGAGGCACTTTGTTGTTTGAATTACCTGTTCCTTCAAATAAAACAGTACTAAATCCTAACTTTGTGTTTGCTGATATTTTTTTCGGATATAATGTTGCGTTTGTTGGAGTATATGATGTTTGAAGTTCACCATCAATAGAAACACTATCATCTGTCATCGCACCACTTGTAGCTGTATTAGTAGCAGTAGGCACGCCTCCTGCCTTAAAACACCAAGCGACATAATCTTCTCCACCTGTGTTAGTTCTCCCACCTCCACCTGTTATTGTAAATCCATCTGATTGAACAGAAGTAGGCATATTTGTAGAAGTGTATTGTGCATCAGTTCTATCTGAAGCTATGTAGGGACCAGGTGATGTAATACCCCTAACTGAATCTACAATAGCGTGAGAATCTGATTGGTCTCTATTCTTAACCCAAATTAAATCTGGTTGAAATCCAACTCCAGTTATTGAGTTTGTTGAATTTGTTCCAGTGTAAATAACAGTGTTAAAATGCTCTGAAACGTTTGTACTAGGTGTGTACTCATGATTATTTATATCATACCAAACATCTCCATCTCCATCATAAGAGTCAACATCATTAGCATCTAAGTGAAGTATTAACCCTTCTGCTTGGTTACCTGTGCCTGCTGCTGCTGCTGATACGGTATGTACTAAACGTTCGCTAATAGCCATATTATTCTGTTTCTTCTTCGGTTTCTTCTTCGGTTTGTTTTTCTACAACATCATACGTAAAGTAATTGTATTTAGCGCTAAAGTATAGATTTTTTATTGTGTGTGTTTCTATATTATATTTTGGAACAACAACATTAAAAAACCCAAACTCTTCTAAAGCTTCGTCAGAAGCTACATTTGCATTTGTAATACTTTTATTACTGTTCGATAATATATTTGGAATAGTATTGTACTTTACAATCTTTCCACTTTCTAAACGTGCTTTCATTATGCATTATAATTTGATATTGTTCCAAATATTTCAGTACTATCATTTGTTGATATTAACTGAATAATATTTTTTGTAGCTGTTCCATTATATGTTCCGTTTAACCATTTAACACCAGCTGGCCAGGTTAAAGCGTAATTACCATCAATAACTAATGTTTTTACCATTCCGGTTTTTACATTAGAAAACGTAATCGTAGTGTCAGCGGTACATGTTTTTGTGAACACAGATGATGCCGTCCAATCTACGTCGGTTGTAATTGCACTAGACGAAAAAAATTCATCTGCTAAAACGTTGCTTGTTACTTTAGTTAATGCCATTATGATATTTTTAAATGTGTTACCTCTATGTTGTTAGTCCCAGTAGCTGGAGCTGTTGTAAATGTTAGTGTTGTACCTGATACAGAATAATTCACTTTAGCTTGATAAACACCATCAATATATATTTGTAAATTATTTTTTGTTGCAGGTGCTGTTGTTAACGTAAACACTGTCGTAGAAGCATTTCCATTAAATGTGTCAACTTCAATACTCGGCGCACCATTTATTTGAACAAAATGTGTTACTTCTATATTATTCGTGCCAGAAGGTGGAGCTGTTGAAAAAGTTATAGTCGCTCCAGAAGTGGAATAATTGCTTTTAGACTGATAAACTCCGTCTATATATATTTGTACATTATCTTCATTAGCTATAGTGTTTGTTATGTTAAATGTTGTATCAGAATTGTCACCTGAAAAAGTATCAACAACAACTGTGGTGTTTCCACCGCTGCTACCACCTCCTATAGAACCCCAGTTTCCATCTATATAACCTTCGAATTCATTATCAGAACTATTATATCTAAGCATACCATTAGTACCTGTGGGTCTTTCACTTGTAAGACCAACTGGCATTTGAATAGCATCAGTTGCTGATATATCTAATGACACTGCTGGACTAGTAGTTCCTATACCTACGTTACCATCATTAGCAATCCACATTTTAGCAGTACCATTTGTCCTGAACTCTAAATTGTTGTCGCTAAATGCCGTATCAATTATACCTGAACTATTTCCATTTGAGTAACTTAGTTTTACACCATCGGCGCTACTAGCAATAATAGCCTCTCCGTTATGGACGTGAAACTTAGCACTAGGACTAGTAGTTCCGATACCAAATCTTGAATTTGAATTAGGCAAAATTACGTTAGCACCAGCTTGGTTTAAATATAAATTAGTAGCGGCATCGCTTAAATTTGTTGATTGTATGGAATCTCTACCTATTTTTATTTTTCTAGCGTCATCTTGAGTCACTAATGTTGTATACGCACCATTACTGCCTACAACAACGTGAAGTTTAGCACCAGGACTAGTAGTTCCTATACCAACGTTACCATTTGAGGCAATACGCATTTTTTCATCATATCCAGATGCTCCATTTCTAAAAATCCATCCTGTACCTGATGGAGTTTGAATAAATATATTACCTGTTTGATTATCTATTACTCCACCACCTGATGAATTTA